CGCGAAAGAATCCATTGGTACAACTCTTATCGCGGTTGATTTTCAACCCAAACGATTCGAGGAGTTCGGTCGCGTCAGAGGCATACGCCTTCGGTACAACCACGTCATCACCGTACACTAAGATCTTCTTGCGAAGATCCGCGTCACTACAGCTGGCAGTGAGAAGACTCCATACTACTAACGCTAACGTGGGGAAGCATAATGCTGACCCCATTGGCGCGAATTTCTGGAGTGTTACCTTCTCACCGCTCGGGAGCTGAGTCCCTAAACTCCTAGTATTCATCAGGGCCGTTACTAACGGCTCTGGGAATAATAGGCGAACCAGACCAACAGACACCCTGTCGCTAGCCTCATTGAGGTCTAACGTACAGAGATCGCCGGTTAGCGAACCCTCTTGGGCTGCTAATCGGTTTGGCTGCTGGTCCGTGAAGTTAACCCGTCCTCGAGTGAGGGGGTGTAACTCCACGTGTCTCATGATAGCCTTGCCAAGTCCCTGCTGGATCCACTGAAAAGTCAGTGGCTCCTCGGAGATGAGGCGAGGTCCGCGAGAGTCTTTTGGAACAAGTATAACTTGTGCAAAAGTCTCCTTAATCTCAAGAGATTGAATCTCTTGGAGTTTATCACATACATGGCCAAGAGAGGCATAAAAATATGCATCGATGGGATATGTAGAGATGACCCGCGGTGATATGCTAGTCCATTGGTACTTGCCCCAGAGCTGCTCTTTTGTAGAGACAGCCCCTGGGCCGTGCCGTGGATAGATATCAGCTGGGTCGAAACGGGCGAACACTCGTTGTAAACGAATGCGAGCCCGTCGGACAACGGAGCTCCGGACGAAGGAGTAACAACTTCTTCGACTGGTGAAACCGTCAGGCTGGACGCAATGAGCACAATGCTCAAGGCGTCTGGAAAGAGACGACAAGTCCTTCTCAGTTTGCAAAAACTTCGAGAGGACGAGTTGTTCTTCGTTCGGGGTATATGGCAGTTCATACTTGTAAAACAAGTAGAGAACCTGTCGTAGCACACGGACGCTATCAACACAGGGATTCGGAAGAACCCTGCCGTCGTGAGAGAATATTCTCTTGAAGAACTCACCCATAAACATGGGCAGTCTACTGTTTGGCTGTCGTTTAAAACGACAATCAGCAGCGTCAAGAGAAACATCTCCTGTTAAAGCTCTGTCAAGAGCTTTGGCAAGACGGGGCATTGACTTCGTTAAGAAGCTAATGCCTTCTTCTTGTACCCGTTTTGCTACCTTTTGGGTAGTGAGACGTTGTGCACGTCGGTTGAATACTTCACTGTGTGACGTAGAGACGTCAAGCAGTAAAGCGGCGATGAGTTTATACTCGTCTAGACTCTTACAGGATTCCATAAGGAATTCCTTTCTAGAGTACGCAATACAGCTTGATACCTTGAAGTCACCTTAATATAAGGCAACTAACCCACGGTCAGGCGGGGAATTCGATCGAATTCCTCGTAAGACCCGTCCAGGTTGACGACCACGTATTTATGGGGAGCAAGGACAGTCCGGAAAACCGGACGAAGTCCCTGCGCCTTGGAATAAGTGTTCCCAACAAACAAAGGACGGGAATCCCTGATGTGAGGTTGAGGTTGAACGTTAGGTCGAGCCTGATGGCTCGACTTGTGCGCCTTCCGCGGTTCCATAACAGTAAAATGTTAGAGGGAGCCGTCGAGAAGTGTCTTGGCACCACTGCCAGTACCGTCAAACAAGACTACCGTCGCTGCGCCAGTAGTGGCACAGAAACTAAGTAGATTTGTAATAACGGTCTTGGCATCGTCGTACGTTGATTGGTTACCCACAGGGGTATCCAGAACAACGTACGCGGTGTTTTTGACAGGAGTGGCCCCGTCTGCACCCAGAGCAGTAAGCTCGAATGCAA